GTCTCACAGATCTGAAGAATTTAAAGAAAGGGAAAAATTATATTAGACTCTTTTGTTCAGCAAGAGCAGATTTAGCAATGAAACTTATCCAAATTTTTAGAATTGAGCCACCCTTATTCAGAGAATACCCAAATATTCTACCATATATGCGGTTCGATCCGGAATCGTAATTACGTTGAGCTTTTGTCTCAGCAATTACGATCTCTAGTTGGATTAATATTAACTTATGATATGTATCAAGAAATTGATCCATAACTTTTAAAAATTCTAAAATTTTTTGATTAAAATCAGGTAATATTATAGAAAATAATGAAATTCTCAAGTCAGATGGGAGGTGTCTACTATGTCGTCTCACTGCTAACAATCCGGCTTGGATTGCGGCTACCGCATCTTGACCATAAAAATATCTTATTAAGTTGGCTTTACTTAATAATACAGGAGACAATTGTGAGTAATTGTTATATAAAAAACTTCTATTAGTTCGATATATAGTGACAGCATCACTCATCAAAGCGCATTCAAAAATGCTAATCAAGATCTTTTCCATTGCGATCACTATATTTTAACCCTTAGATTAACCTTTGATGTTTCTTAGTAGTTGATTTCTAAATCTACAATTTTATCTATTCCATCATTATCCTTGGCTGGATGGTATGCATATTTTAGAGTCATGGGAACTCGCAAATTCTCAACAGCATGATGAAATATAGCTTCCTCCAGACGTGTTAAACGTATAGTTATTCTATTTAACACTTCCAATATCTGAGAGATACATTTTTTAGTAATATGTAGTGACTTATCTTGATCATTAGTTGGTGTGCGTATGATTTCAGGTTTGCTTACACCACTCTGCAGTTGGAGTAAATTTTGAAATATTTTCTTACTTTCCTCATAAATCCATAATTCATTAGATGTTAGAGATTTCCAAAGTGGATGATCTTGAGGATTGTTCATTGGAATGAACAGACTTTTATTCGGATTATCAACATTTGTTGGGAGATAGATGTTATTATTAATTATTTTAAATGTCAACTCTCTCATAATTTTATTTTTCCTAATATATCTAAATCGACAATACCTGATAGTTTTGTTGATAAATTTAAATTAGAATAATGTGACTTTAATGTCGTTCTATCTAAAAAGTTGTATCCACAACATGCTCTGTAAAACTTTTTGAAATGTTTATTATCTAATTCAATCTTTAGATCTAAGGTCTTCAAAATTGGATGTTTTTCTAATAAACTATAAATAAATTTAATTTTAAATAATTCGTAGCGGACGGGATGCTCAGAATTGTTCCAGAAGTCGGTCATGAGTTCCATATCAATTAATTCATTTGCTCGCCACAATATTAAGATATCTACCAATTTTTGGAGACTTTCCAAACGCCGAACAAAATCTCGTTTATAAACCTTTTTCTTCGTGATAGCCGTACATTCTTCAAATTCTTCTTCAGTGTATTTAAGATCATTAACAATCAGCTCCACAACAGCAATATTCTCAAAACAAAATTCTTCTCTATCTAATTGACTAATTAAGTCACATATGGCATATAATTTTTTAGAGAATACTTTCAATTGCTCGGTCGTTAAATTAAGTAGGTTATTCTTAGTAATATACGGTTTTAAATACTCATTCAATCTAACAAATAATTGTATTTCTACTTTCGTGTCAAGATCTTCCATGATAAATGATCTTGTTGTTTAGCAAAGATTAAAATCTTCCCTAAAACAATCAATTCTTCTTCAGTCCACACGTCACCTTTCGTTATTGATACAAAATCAACTGCCAAGTACGAGAATTGTAACGGTATTTGATATTTCGCGACATTTTTTAAGTTAGGTTCTAGTTCTCTTGCTTGGATCTCTTGCGCGATATTATAAAAATTGGTACGCCCAAACGATCGCAGATAATTCCTATTAGATGAGTCAAAGAATGGATAAACCAATTGTCTTATTGAACAATTACATTCAATATTGTTTAGAGTAGGCGCATGACTGTAATCATTAAGAAGACTTCTTGGAGTGCCTCTATCTATTATGAATTGTTTAAGATACTTCAAGCATACTTCAGCATTGGCGAAATATCTCACACATTCTGGTGGTAGGATGTTGATAACATTCCTATGACTTTTAATTGGTATGGTCATAACAACCGATGTTTCGCTACTGCTTTTTGAAATTGGTTGTTGAATGTCAGTGTCATTTGAGGGTGTTTTTACCGGTGACAAATGATCCATCAAACTAACATCAGGATCAGCACCTATATTTATTGATTTTGGTGGATTTGTCTGAGGTTTTCCCAGCTTGGTCACTTCTTGTTTATTCTCAATTAACATAGGCAATGTTGGTTTATCCACATCTTTCCTCCTAGTAATTCGATAATAATAATCTTGCCGTGGATTTCTGTCTATCATTGAGTCCTTTCCTGATTCGGAATAATATAACCAATCTATTGGTGTGTAATACAGAGAATTTGTAGATAGTCCTCCAACGTATTGTTTATCGAAAAATACTTCCACTCCCGCTGTATATTTCTTAACTGTACCAGATATTACACTTGCCCTGCATAGATTCAGTGAAAATATTATCGTATCTTCAATCGTATAATAACTCAGAAAGATTGGGAGTATTAACGTATTCACATCTTGAATTTGTAACACTTCTGGAGTCGACTTGTGTATTTCAGACCCATCTCGAACCCATTGTTCTAATGATAACTTATTTTGAGAATTCCGCACGACAAATTCATGAGTTTTATCATCTTGACATGATAACCAAAATTGTATAACACAAGGTATGTTGGTTAAGTTGAAATTCTTGTCAATTAGTATTGCTCCGAAATCTTGAAAGAGTTGAACAGTTTGGTACAATCTAAATGTATGTGACTTATCGATAATAATTGAAGATAACGGTTGTTCAATGTAATTCCGCAATGGATGCTTGGTTTTGAAATTTGCAACAAAGTTCGATGAGATACTATCTCTCAATTTTAAATTATTAATAGGTTTATGTGGGGGGGCAGGTGTTCTCTCAACTATCATAATTGACCTACCATCTATCATAACATTTGGTTTTACTTTCTGTATCGTTATAGAATCAGAATCTTGCACTGATTGAGTGTTTTCAATAACATAATCAGAAAGATGATGAATAATACGTAATACACAATTGTAATTTCCGCATGTATTCTCAGTTAATATGTCTACAAAATCGTTTATTTTTATCGAATAATTAGACATATACGTAATAGTTATTGACAGTGGGTATGTTAGTTGCACATTTTTTACGTGATACTTACGAAGAAACTGCGACTGCGTACTAGAATGAATCGATCCATAATATCTTTGTGATAGCTTCACAGCGGATTGAGTACCAAAATCGCGCAGTTCTAAACGAATGAATGCCTGATCGTTTCCTAATTGGAAATATATTGATGAATATAGCACAAATTTATGTGTAGGAAGAGCAGGGATAGATATCTCAATAGTTCTGTTGTGATAGCTACCTAAATTGTATTCAGAAGCATAAGATTGTGACATTTTTACCGTCTAGTATTACCAACAATTTGGGCAGTGTGCACAATTGTTTTACCCACTCCACTTTTCGTGATCGCATAATCCTTTGTCGCCAATGCGGAACTTTGTTCTTCTGCAGTAGAGAATTCTTTATACGACGGAGTGAAATCTGTGATATTTTTCCGATAATTAGATACCGATCCATTCTTTGCAGCTAGTCGACCTGATGGTACATAATTAATCTCATTTAATGTACGCTTGATAGTCTCATGACAAGTTCTTCCATACCTTCGCAACACGTTGGGAATAGCCTTAAGTGCATTGACCGAATTTATATAATCCCAAAGAGCTTTTTGAGTCCAATCATAAGACCTATTATCTACTTTGAAACTGTTGTGTGTATCGGGATTGCTAGCGTTAGTTTTCGACGTCCATTGCTCAGAAATGGAAATGCATAATGATGCGAATGCATTAGCCCACATCTTAGTTGACAATTCATTTTCAGATTGCAGACCAAACACTTTCTTTGCAAAAAATATCTTAAAATGTTGTGTAACTAATTGTTTTTGTTCTGGTGATAGTTCATCCGGCGCTTGACAAACGAAATCAACACTTCCAGATAATGCATTTAGATTGACGATGTCATCTTCTAATGCAGGATTTTGAGAATCAACATCAGCAGCAGCTGGTCGATTTGCGGAAGCAATCCGAGTGTTTATAGCAGGTCGTGGGAATCGTAGATCCTTAATTGAATCTAAAAATGATCTATCAATGTTAGTTCCAGCAGCCTCAAGATAGGTATCAAGATTATCTTGAAAAGTTTCTAAAGCAACTCGCTCTGTAGTTGTCCTAACATTTTCAGCTTTTGCAAGAGCAGTGCGAATTGCAGCTAAGTCGTTTCTAAGTAAGTTAAGTCTATCCATAATATTTAGCGATTAAATTCCAAGTTTCTTATAAATTAAATCTTTTGCCTTGATACTACCAGAAGAGTGGTAATCAGTTATTTCTTGCAATAAACTTAGTGAGATCATCTCCTCCTCATTTAAATTTTTTACTGTTATACCTTTCCAGAAATCGAACCGCATATATGGTAGAATATTTGGGTATTCTCTGAATAAGGGTGGCTCAATTCTAAAAATTTGGATAAGTTTCATTGCTAAATCTGCTCTTGCTGAACAAAAGAGTCTAATATAATTTTTCCCTTTCTTTAAATTCTTCAGATCTGTGAGACAATTACTTAAGGTATTTAATAACTGAAATGACTGGAATTTTATATGAAATGTTTTCCCATTGTTGGTAAATTTAAAATCTATAGGTTCATTATGAGTAAAGATCCCCGGTGATGTTGTTAGATAGATAAAAGTAATTATACCTACACATAAATTTTCAAATGGATCTCTAAGGTCAAATCGTGTAAAGAAGAATTCGTACATAGTATGCCGAATTAGGGCGTCAATATCTGGAGAGAGGAATCGCGAATCACTGACAAAGGATGTAGGATCTAAGTTTAATTCCTTGATAACCTGGCTCAGTAAGTCTGCAGACAACATGAAATTAGTGTTGTCGAATTCTGCAATATCGCGCACATTACTAATTCTGACAATAAAATCCTTTTTGAATAGTTTACTCAAAATGGGAGCATATAATGTGTTGAATCGATCTACACATTCATTAAAAAGATATAGATCAGGATCTTGGTATTTGTAGTTTAAGAAGACGCAATAAACAGCACCCTGCACTATCAATGAAGTGTTGAAAAGATCTAAACTTTCTTTGACCACTAACTGTTTCATTCTTATTTCGAAAGGTTTAAAGGACCTAAGAACTGCTTGCAGTTGTAAGTTGTCTCGTACTTCGAAATACTTCTCCACGAAACGTTTGGTTGTGTTTATTAGGTCTATTGATGTGATCAAAGTTGTTGCGACTTTAGGTGAGAATTGCACCTTAAAAGTATTTAGGGAAGTTGGTTTGAGTTTTTGTAAATCTACTTCTTGTCTTAAACTATTGTTCAATTGGAACAGTAATTTTTTATCAAGAGTTGAATGATCTTTGTATTTTTCGTCAATTTGTCGATAAGAATAGAGACAACCAAGAGATGGGTTTTCTCTGCATATATCTTCCACATGTTTATCTAAAAATGGAGCTAGGACTCGTACGAGGTCATCATTGTGATACACATACAAGTTAGCAGGAGGATATGGAGATCTAAGTGTCGATGCTGCTTTACAAACTTCGGCTATATAAAAGCATATTACTGCGATGGCAGAATTTTCCGAGAGAGTATCAAAAGATTGTAAATTTGATATATGCAAATCACACGAAAAGATCTTATTTTTATTACCAGGTGCTGTACCAGTATAGTTTCGTCTAAGATTATTTATCTGACGCTCCTTACAATAAGCTAGAATGGTCTGTTTCACATTTGATTGACTAGAGAAGGTCAGAAGATTTACGTAATCTGGGTTTTTCAAAGCCATTCACACTTATGAAATGGTAAACTGGGTAGAAAAATATCAATTAAACTATGTTGTTCACTAATATCTACTCTAATAAATAAATCAAAATCAAAATTACTATTATTTGACAGGTAATTGATTGTTTCAAAACCATCTACTGTTCTACGAACCAATACAAGAATATTTTTCCCATTACTCGGTCCAGATCTTTCATAGTGAATTTGTAATTCATCTAAAAGCTCTAACACTGCTTGTTTTTCTGGCCACCGAACAGTAATCGATTCTGGATTATTAACCCACTCACGATGATAAAAAGGAGCTACTTGTAAATATCTATGAAAAATAGAATAAAGATAAGGAAGTCGCACATATATTATTTTCTTAAAGGAGAAATATTTGTTATTTGACATGTAAACTATTTTTTCTCGACCATCATCAAAGGCTGACAGTACAATAATAAAGTCTGATCCCTCACCCATATCGAAAACCTCATAAGATATCTCGAAGGATTTCATCCAATCTACTAATTCCTCCATGGTCGTTAACATATTTTAAAGCTAAGTTCGGGAAATTTAAGTCGATACTTGCAAAATCTTGACCACTTGGATGGTGTTTTATAATATCTAACATGGTTACAATTTCTGTAACATTTCCATACTGAACTCTTTCCAATTCTAATTCTTTAAACTCAAAGCTCTGTTCGAGTTGGTTCTGCAGTTGTTTTACGACTTTATGATCTTTCGATTTCACTTCAATTGAGATAGTTCCATCAACTGCATATATATAATGGACTTCGAAACCTTCACCTGCTTTTGAAACAATATCTGTTGAAATTGATGTATTGACAAGTGGGTCTGCTTCTAGAAACCAAGGAGCATCACCCTCCAAAACGCAAATTCCAGTCTTATAAATTAATGAATTATCGTGTGACACGACGTGCGTATATGGAACTGGCATAGGTTTTCGAACAACAATTTCTGGTATGTGATATAACCCAATATCATACAAAGGTTGACTATTCACATCAATATATGTGAATTCAGGATCTGATTCCAAGCTAAATAAGCAAGCACAACCTAAGGCAACCGCTAAACGTAGATTGTCATCTCGATAGACTTTTGCTCCTTTAGATTGACCAAATCGATTTACAGCATTATAAATTTCATTTAACAAAGAACTACCACCTACCATATTGATAGAAAAGGTGGTCAGATTGTTAACTTCTATCAGATCTTTTAATATTTTCAGACTTCGGTCAATAAAAGGTTGTAGAATGGCGCGATATTCTTGTGGAGTTATCGTGAAAGATACCGGTTTATGATCTTTATCCACAAATGTGAAACTGAATTTGTTAAGATTGTTAATCTCTTCTTTTATCAAAGAGAGGATTGTGAAATCAAACTCAGTATTTGTCTTAGAATGTATTAAAGTTGCTAGGCTTTTATCAATGTCTCTACCTCCCAAAAATAGATCACCCTTGGTATCAACAATAGAAACTATCTTCCCTTTCTTCTGAATGATTGAACTGTCAAATGTTCCACCGCCAAAATCATAAACAATTGTCGTACCGACCTCTGGAGCGGAAAAAATTGAATATAACGCCGCGGCTGAAGGTTCATTGATAATTCTGTTGAGTGGCACTCCTAATTGCAAGAGTATTGATTTCATATATTTTCTTTTTAAAGAAGTATAATCAGCAGGCACTGACACATTGATTGCGTTAACTACGACATTAAAAGTTTCTTGGAAGAGATAGATTAATGTTCTGATATATTCACAGATCAAAGTTTTAACACTTGCCTCAAAATTTCCGTTACCTTCTCCCACGATGTAACAATCACCCTTTTTAAATGTGCATTGGTACTTCGGAGAAAGTTTAGCTTTTAATACATCAAAATTTAAAGCAGTCACTCCAACCCAACGTTTTAAGTCGTAAAACAAAGAATAGTTATTTGAGTAATTCTTAACTGTTTTCGCTCCCTCACCTACTAATATTTTATTGTTATCAACAATAGCTAATATAGTAGGAATATAAGGAGTACCATTGAGTGAGAGTACTAGAGATTCTTCTCGACTCACGGAAGCAATAGAACTATAAGTAGTTCCAAAATCTAAGCCAGCTAAAACCATTTTCGATTATTATAGTATAAATAATAATAAAAATAATTACTAATTAATCACACATTCAATAACGCTTGAAGGATGGTAAAAAATCCCTTGGTGGTGTGATCAGAGAGATAAATAAACGAAGGCATATATAGAGACAAATCACTACGACTAAATAAATGAAAGCCATTTTAAATTAAAACTTCGTGATCAGAGTATAATAATTTAGTAAAATTTTTTACACTAGAAAAAAGTACATGGACAAAGCAGAAAGCTGCGTACCCAGAAAATTCAGGAATATTGTACCGCTTCGTCAGATAAGAGTCCATTTTCAAATATGTTGTATCATCGAAATAAGCGTCAAGCAGATCTCTATAAGAAGTGAACCGCTCTCTAAGAAGAGTCGGATGTTCTTTATCGAATGTAGAGATGGGATTACTTAACTTTTCATATAATCTTACTAAATCTGGAACAATGACAATTTCTTCATCTACCTGTATAATAAATTTGGAACAAAAATAAGGTGTTGGGTTAGGTAAGTATTTACATTCCATCCCGAACATCTCATTGAGATCTAAACTCTTATTAGGAATTGGATCTTTACTGATTATGAGTGAATCGTCGCCACTTACCAATATGCAATCGAAATCAGCGAAATCATATACACTGGCCAACATAGCTAAGGTCGTTATAGTATTAGATAGCCAAGTGTTTGGTGATCCTGTTCGTCGTTGGCAGAAGAGATCAACGTTGACACCGCAACTAGCTGTCGCATTGCAGAAGAATTCAGATAAGGCGAAATTGTCATATTCATTCCCTGAAAAATTGAAGAATTTATAGACAAGAGCTTCATAAAATTTAATAACTTGACCTTGACTCTTATCAAATTTAGAAAAATCCAATTCACAAAAGTGATAAGTATCCAAGGGTTGTCTTAACTTACTTTTGATTAATTTGGACAGATCATCGAGATTTAACCCACAGTATAAGATGATGTTGTCATTAAGGCAATATTTGATGCGACCGAAAATCTCAAGAAAAATTGGACTAAAAAACATATTAATCATGTGTTCAAAATAAACGATGTTTGCAGTTGGTGAATATTTACCAAAATGGCCAACATCTAATTTGGGTTTTATATCTCCTTTGACCATTAGTTTCATATTTTGTATCAGAGTCGGCCATGGAGTTGTATCCAAAGATTTGAGTACATTGGCATATTTCCTACTATCTCTCGTTGTCAGCCACTCATCTATTTTATGAATATCAGGCACAATACTCTCGAAATATTCACTCGAACGATCTTTACGTAAGCACTTAAGAAAGGCAGTAAATAAAATTTTCGAAATATGCTCGACATCTAGATTTTCATTTATGTTGGGAGCCGCAAAATTTCTATTGGAGAGAGATAGTAGTACCTGGCGCCAAGTGTTCGGTCTAGAACGTTCACCTTTACCCAATAAATTAGGAAGTAAGTAGGTATTGGGTCTATATGCCTTGCTTTTTGATTCACGAACACGCAAATCCTCGCAAAAGGGGATTGAAAAATCACCATATTCGAAGCTTAGTGTCCTGTGAATAAAATTGTATGCAGGCATTTGTGGGAAGACTAGATCCATGAAATCTCGCACTGCATATATATTGGATAAACTTGGCCTAGCCTTACCTAAACTTAAAGGGGTAGCATCTAGATGTAACTCAAACCGGTCAAACACACTGTTTGAATCCGAACTGAGCAATAACACAATCTGCGATTGTAGTTAAAGAATTAATTGCACCACCAACAGTATCATTAACATTCACTGGTGTTGTTAAGTAAGTGAATGTTTCAGTATGTCTAGATATAGCGGTGACAAATTGGTGGGTATCGCGGTAGAGAGGATTCTCAAAATTGTCTAACCGCACCAACGTAATATGAGGCCGGGTAGCGCCCTGGATCTCATTAACAGTTCGAACAGTATCAATATTGAAAGCATTATTCAATTCCGCTTTAGCAGCTTGAGTATAGGTGATATATGTGGTATCCTTATCAAATTCAATATCAGCAATACCGTTTATCTCTTTAACGTTCATAGTGCGAAGTCGGGGATTTTTCGCTGCATAAACACCCTTAGAATATAAGCGATTACCTTGATCATCACATAGTTGAGACAACAAATAGCAAACGTCAGCAGGGCATCTGTAGCTCTTGTCATCATCGACTATTTTTACGTATTTAAACAAACTTGAGGCATGCCGAGCCACAAAATCGTCAATACGGCATGTGTACGGGATTTGATTTCTATCACCAAAAAATTCAATTTGCATCGCTGTAACATTCGCCAATAGATAACACAATTGCCCACTATGAGCCATATAACACTCATCGATTAATAGTAGATCTACTGTTCGGCGTTGTCCATGCAACACAAAAGAATCTATTGTGTGGACATTATTAACTCTAGAAACTTTCAACAATTTGCTTAGCATATTTCGAAGTTCACTGCAACCCACTTTCGTTGCTGTTACCGCAAGACAGAGGCGGTTCTTCCTCATCGCTTCGACCATATGCTGAGCAATATTGGTAGTTTTACCACTTCCTGGTGGTTGATTAAAAGCGACTAGCTCGGCAACACTATCAGCAGTTGGTAACATTAAAGTAGTTTCTAACATCGCCTCCATTTTCACCAACCGCTGGTTTGCGAAACCAACCTCAAACTCAGAAGTTGATATCAGTATACTGTCTTTGTCCAAATAATTTTCAGTATGTGTTACGTCAGGCGAGAAGCAGAAAACCGGGTCTTTCTTAAGAAAAACTTGCTTCCTACCTAAAGATTCCCAAGAGGAGTTAGGTAGTTTTATGTATAAGCTAGAATCATTAAGCATCTTCTTAATCTCGGGTATTGTGACAAACCCCTGTCTTATCACATTGGCTAAAGTGCTAACCTTACCAAGATGTTGAAGAATTGTTTGGGATTCAATGAATAAATATTCATTAAAGCATTGTGTAAGTGGTTCCCAACTATTTTGCATAACAGTAGTAATAGTATTTGGGTAGTGCTTAAACACAGTGCACCTTTTTATATCAGGATTCTTGCAGAGAACTCGAAAGCTTTGAGTGAATCGATCTTTAATCAATTGCTCAGAAGGAGTCAAATTTTCATCCTTTAAGTCAACAGAGATCTCAGATTCATTCAAAGTTGAAATAGCTAACGGTTGTAGATGTTCTGAAACCGTTCTTTGGGTGGGAGTTTTTGAGCTTTCACCTCGTTCAAAGTGGGGTCTAGGATGATCTTGTTTATCTACTGGCTGTTCACTGTGCTCAGAATGATTGTCTGTAACAAACTCATCATCTGTTTGATCATTAATTTCAGCCTTACCGTTATTTTGCATTTTCAATCCAGTTGGTCGAGCATTCCGGCCAAATTTCCTTTCCTGAACAATTTTACAAGCTTTCTTAATCGCACTGGACGTTGTTAGGTTATTTATATTACATCCAGTGGAGATAGCAATATTACATAAAGGCACCACCTTACTATAAAAGGTTGTAAAATATTTTATTGCTAACAGTAAGTAAATTCCATACGCCACATTACCACCACAAAGAAATAAGATTGTGATTAGTAATGTTACACCGTATTGGGTTAAAAACCAATCCAATATTGTTTTTGTCGGCCCCTCCAGAATGAATGATGCAAGAGAATCTTGCACTAACTCTGCGAACCACTCTGAGGAAGTAGCAAATTTCATCCACCGGGTTTTTACGATCAGGGAGTTAGCCCCAGCCAACATAAGATTGTTGGGTGATAAGGCGCTACCTGTCGTTATTGCAGAAGTTAAAATATCTGTAATAGGAGAACTCTTTGAGTAACTAGATTTATGCCCAATGTACCGCGCAATACTATATGCTACTGGGAAGAAACAGATGGTGCGCAGATTCAATGTACCAGTCATAATCATCTGTAGACTGGTGCTGCAAAACGAAGTTTTTAATAATGAGACTTCATCAAAAATTTGTTGAACAACTTCTTTGTCTGCTAGAAATTTCACATATGTTTTAAAAACATTGGACAAATTGATAAAAATTGTTATGCTACTATTTATTATATTTTTATAAATATGTCGCATACTATACCATTTAAACAACGAATGGTCGTTGCTATATACTTCTGGGAGGGAGTAAAATGTAGATCTAATAAGATTTTCATCTGAAAACCGGAAAAGATCTCTTATCACAAGATATCCTTCGCGGAAAAAAGTTTTGAGAACCTTAAATTTATTTCCAAAAAATACTATCACAGAATTTGTCAACAAATAAATATCTGCATTAATTATCTGGAGACATTTTCTAAAATTAGTTCGTTTATGACCTCCACCAGATTCTACTGTAGATTGGATTATCTCCATGTCTTCAGCTGATAGCTTGAATTTGTTATATAATTGACTGTTAGTTCGAATAACAAATATCGAAGTGGGATGATTGCTGTCAATTATATTCACAGACTTTCTATCATCGTCAAGTGGAATATCCTCAAAAGTGTCTTCGTCATCTTGGGCCACCCCAACTTGTCCCTCAGAGATAAGTTTAAATGTCGATATCAGCATTGATTGTTCATCAAAGGATAGAGATTTAAATTCATCAAAATCATGATGATTCAAAACTAACCATTTCCCAAACTCAGCTAAATCAATACTATCCATTTCATCAATCTCGTCCATTTGGGATTCAACTTTTGAAAAGAAAGTCTGGAAAGTAGAAATTCTTAAATTTCTGATATATTGCCTTAAATCGGTATAACATTTATTAATAAATAAAACTAATTTCTTAACATTGGTTTTACACATTACATAAAGGTTTTTAAACCAAGCAAGAATGTCTGCACATGATATGAAACTCCAAATCTGATTGAAGGTGTCTTTACAACACTTCATGAAAATTTTTGAAATATTCAAATCTTTGAACATTTGTGTTAAGACTCTTGACACCATTAATATCTTATAAATGATATCAGTTAAATTATGGGCTACTGGAGGGAACAAGGGATGTTCAAATAACTGACCTAAGACACGTATATCCCAATCGGTATAGAATTTCATCCGACCTCCACCCATATCGCAAGTCTCACTAGTTAAGTCAGTTAGATCTTCCATGTCGGCGTGGGCAACAAATTCTTTACCACGTCCTAAAGCCTCTTCATACGCCTGAACGATAGACGATTGAACTTCATCTTTATTAGTGATTATAACCTGCTCATTAATGACATAGCTGCTGTTGAAATCAAAGAATTTTCCATCATTAATGTCGGCATATTCGACAACCCAATTCCCAAGTAACCACCTCAAAAGGGCGATAATTTTCTTATAGCATGCCTGTGAGAATTTCGAGAAGACTGATTTCAACCCGAATAATATCACTTTGATAATTGTTGGACAGTAATATGTATTATACACAAAACGTGCTAAGTAACATGTTTTGTCATTAATACGCATACCAGTGGCCATTATAGTGGCGAGGAAGCCTTCCAATAATTCCAAAGGAATTTCAACTTCCTCATTGATGACTTTGTTATTATAAATTTTAAAGGCCTTACGACTTCTGAATTGACTCATTAAGTGCTCAAAACCTTTTTTGTTGATACCCTCAATGCAATTAGCAGTATATTCAACGAGATTGATTACAAGGGATTTATCAACAATAAGATCTGTGAGTGTAATGTTTCCAAACTTGTCAGTAACTGGTACCTTGACTAGAATTTTAGAAACTTGGTGGTTAGCAATTCTGGTAGTAAAGTTGTAAGTACCAGCGGGAATAGAGGGAACTAATACGATTGAAAAAAGCTGGAAGGGCCCCCTACTTAATTCTAAAGTTTTACGAAAGCAATGCCCATTTATTTTAATAAAATGACGACTCATCAATTCGCGTAGTTTGGTTAAATTATGTGTATAACCTTCTGTTGAACCACCATAGTAGTAAGTGACACGATCACCAGTCCTTACGATAGTGCAAGCTCCATTGTAAAGATTTATGGTGTCAAAATCACTTAGCAACTCACCTGGTGCGCAGATGTAAAAGAAAAATTGTTTTATTCCATGACTAATCATAGCTTCTGCAATATCTACAAAAGACATATCATATACTTCAACCATGCAACCGCGGTCAGCTTGCGCATTGCATTTTTGGGCTAATTTATCGCAAAGAGTAATACCAACATCATGTAAAACTGTGTTATTTAATTGAAGAGTTCTGTCAATCGCCCGAGCTGAATCTTTTATATCGACAATTGGACAGCATATATGGGTATCCTTACATCCCATGCGATAATGAGACAAAACATTACCACCAAAATCAATAAAAGACTTTCCCTTAAAACGATTGAAGATACAGTAATTCTCCAACTCCCTGACAGCAGTGAATAGAGAGTGAGAACTATAGGAAACGCCTAGATAACTGATCTTAAATTCCGGAAAAAGTTCCGCAACAATTTTCTTTTGATTTATGGACAAACAGACACTGATCGATACATCGGTTTGACGCCTCGTCCAATCATGTAGTTGCTCAACAGCTTTATTCAAAATAGCTGTAAACGTCAAGTTGTCAGCTTTAGGTTGTGTTTTTAATAAGAGTTTTTGAACAAGGTCTTGCATTGTAAAATCATAATTACACTGCAAGCTGTCCTCATCGATCTCGGACGATGAAGCGCCGACAACCACATTATTTAAATTGTACCATTTATTATGTATAATCTTCGAATCAAAATGAAGAAGATTTCTCTCAACCATTCGACAAGATTTTAAAAATTGAGCAGGTAAGCCCGCTACAATCAATTGGGTGGCATACAGCTTGGGTACAAATGGTAAACTTTTCGGGATAGTTTTATTAAAATACGCAAAAGCATTCACCCAACACAATCCACCTTTCCCAGACGAATAAGGTTTATTGTTGGACATTAAAGCCTCATTTGGGATAAAGTATTGGCGATTAATCAATGTGTTATTAAAGAAAATTCGGGCAGTCCCAGGTTGATTCTTAACAATAACTGGTGTTTCGGCATTCCTGAACACCCTAAATTCAGTTGCCCGTCCACCAATGAACTTAGTCTGCAAAAGATATTTATTAGGACCAAGTTGAAACCGCCGTTGGGTGAATCGCTGCACACCCGAAGGCTCTGGAGTCTGTTGAAGTCTCCTCGTTGTTGGTTGTTGCGTGGGAATTGGAGTATCAAGAAAGATTTTGTTTAACTGCCACGCTTTCATTTGATTAACCTCAAACTTTCTTGAGGGATAATAATTCAAAATGCTCCGCAAAAGTTTATTCTTTAACGCAACATGACAAATAAAGCTGGTGATTAGCTCACTCAGTAATGAATTTGGATTATAGAATTGATATGAATATTTTTTATTGGACGGTTTATCCATCCAGCGTAGCAAATGACAGTCTAGAGCAATTCTAACATAATTGGGGTTCCGACTGTACAAGTGCCGACTGGAAAAGTGTAAGAAATCTCTCGACGTAGCGTCGGAAATATCTTGAAAACACCCAGAGAATGTTTTGGTCTTAATGTTAATTTTAATTAACAACCTGATTTTTGAAGTTAGGTTGACGTAATAATGAGTGTTGCTTTGTTCTGCACCTACAGAGACATTATGCAACTGAATCTTTGCATTCTGAACATATTTATTGTCGAAGTGAAGTAAGTTATTACTAACAACTCGACAATGTCTCAAAAAATTTACTGGCAACCCTGCTTTAATGAGTTGGGTTGCGAAAAGTTTTGGCACGAAAGGTAATGTTTTTGGAATTTTAACATTATAATATGCAAAAGCATTTACCCAGCATAAGCCCCCCGTCCCCGACGCATAACTACGTCCGTTGGACATAAGAGCCTCTGCTGGTATATAGTAACGCCCATTTTTTAATGTATTATTAAAGAATATACGGGCAGTCTCCGGGGTATTTTTGACAATGACCCCTTGTTCGGAATTCCTGAAGACACAGAATTCCGTTACTTTATTTTTTATAAC